CCAACGGCCTCGGTCCTGACACACTCCATTCCTGGGTCGTAGAAGGTGTGTAGAGCCGCAGTTCCTGTAGTGAGGAGCCACTTGATGAGGTGCTCGATGGTCTCTGGCACGTCGTCTTTGTGCCAGTAGTAGCGAAGGGCTGTCTCAGATGACTTCGCTTTGAGAATGTCCTCATAGGATGGGCTCGCTGGGATGACCACAACGCCGGGGTAGGCCAAGGCCAACCGGGACAAGACGTTGCGGTAGATGTTCAGAAGCAGGTTGACCGTGACTCGAGACGACCCTTCGCTCGATGTAGCGGTGACGTAAGAGCCCAGACGCTTGTCGTATGACAGCCACTGGCGACCCTCAAGGAACTTCAGGGACAGGTTCCACGCGCGACGCACCGCAATCTTATCGCGGCGCGAGTCGTTAATCAGGCCCTGGATGTTCTGGGGGAACTCTTTAGCCATCAATAGACCTCTGGCTCAAGACCGTAGCCTGCTGCGCTAAGGTCGCTCTGCATGAGTGGAGATGGCGTGTACCCGTAGGGTGAAGGCGAGAGGGCGGCGCGAGCTGCGGCTCCCCTTGCCCCAGCCTCCCACTCTGGTCCCGCTTGCTGGCTAGGGTCGTTCTGCATAATGGCAGAGAGCAGGAGCGGATTGTTGACGCCCATGGCGTTCAGCGTAGCTGCAAGGGGTGGCACGCCTGGGATGAAGAACGGGGCAATCTTCCCGGCCAGTCCCGCCAGGTTGCCCAGCGGGGTTTGTCCTTGGGGCACCATTGGCATTGGCATTGGTGGTGCCCCAGCAGCGAACGGGTTGGGCTCATCTAGCGGATTAGGTCCCATAGCCATGTGCTTCCTCCTCAGCGTAGATGATGTCCATCATGGGCTGGTTGTGTTCGACAACCATATCCCGCTCACGTCGTTCGGCCCGCTCATCTGACTCCTTCTCGCAAAGAAGCCAGATGTAGCGGGCCAGTAGCCCTAGGCATAGCGCCCCCATGAGTGCCAGGGTGAGCAGGCAGAACATGAGAGCGCTATGCACAAGTGCCTCCCGAATCAGGGTGGGATTAATTCGGGATTAGACGTTGAAGCCGCACAGAATCGCGTTCTGGTTCGGGTTCGTCGTGACGGTGTTGTAGTACCATCGGTAGTAACCCTCGTAGGCGTCGACTCCAGCAGCACCCACGCCAGCGCGTGCCAGGACACTTCCGTCCAGGTCTGCGAAGCCGTGAGCCTCGAGCTCCAGAACCTTCCACGAAGAGAGCTTCATGAAAATCATTCCGCCCTGACCGACGTGACGGGCCGTCTTGATGGGGAGCCCACCATACGACAGTCCCGAGAACCCACCGTCGAGCTTGCCCGCGCCCTCTCCGCTGGTGTTCATCACCGCAGCGGAGGTGCCTGCCGTAAGCTGGAACAGGGCGGCGTACTGCTGACGCGCCAGCGGGCTGATGAGGATGCAGTCAGGCTCCTGGCCGGAGAGCTGATGCACCTGGTCCATCGCCGCCTGCATTCGCGGAAGCGAGAGCGCCGCACGGAGCTGGGGTCCACCCACGACCTGCGTGATGATGGTGCTCTGGAGCGCCGTGAACTGAGGCGGAACCGCCGCAGGGTTGTTGGGGCTGAAGCGGTTGACCGTGAAGTGCGTGCGAGAGCCGAGGTTTCCGAAGATTCCGATAGGCTGCTCGTTAAGCTGGTCGGTGACGGCAGTGGCCGGAGCCGCCTGCTGTGCAGCCGAAATCACCACGGCGATGGCGAAGCCGTCGTCGACGCCGGTAGTGTCGGTGTTAGCACCACCACCGTCGGCGTCCACGTCATCAAGAGCAATCGTCCGGGCGATGACATCAGTTGCGTTGAGCTGGACCTGCGTGTTGATGACCGCGTAGCCGTTGGTGGCGTTTCGGTCCACGCGAACGAGGTCGACGAGAAGCTCGGTGCTACCGGAGGCAACAACATCAGCGCGAAGCTGCTCGATCTTCTCGACGTCTCCGAAGATTTCCCAGTTGGTGAAGTTGCCAGCACCACCAGCAGGAGCCTTGTGCTCGTTGAGGAAGCCGACGACGCGACCGCCAGAAATCATGGCGTTGTCCGAGGCCGACTTCACGTCGTTGACGAGCTTGTCCATCTCGGCTTCCATCCAGCCGATGAAGGAGTTTGCTCCGCCCTTACCAGCAGCCGACATGGCAGGGCCGGTAATCTGGAAGCGACCGTAGAGGAAGTGCGCGTTCACCTGAAGGCGCGAGTAGCCCTGGTCGCCAGCGGGAGGAAGCTGCGTGGCCGCCGTGCCGTTGGACTCGCCACGGAAAGCGACGCCCGTGTTGCGCGAAACGTGAATGGGGATGATTGCAACGCGACCGTTCCAATCGACAGTGGCCTTGGTCATCAGGTCGAGGACCATGACCTCATTGTTGAGCTGCTCCTGGACAGGCCCAAGGTAAAATTCCTTGAGAATGTCCTCAAGAGTACCGCGAGTTGCGGGCATGACTGACTCCTAAATGTGGTGATGAGAGCGTGAGCTCTCTATGCGAAGGGGTTGTTGCGGGCCCACATCTTTCTCAAAGCTGCGGAGCCCTCACTTACAGTCTTCAGCGGCACCTCAGATGCGGCAGCAGTCGTACTCCCTCCGGTTTTGCTGGGACGCGGAGCCGCTTTGGGCTCTTGGGTCGCGGCCACAGCTTCAGCCGGCGTGCTTTGCGGGTTCTTCTCCAAGTAGGCCGCGATGGCCTTCTCTTCAACACCCGCTACCCACGAGGAGTACTGCTCTGCAACCGCTTCTGCTGTAGCTGAAGGGTTGTTGGCAACAGCCTGCAAGATGACGTCCCGTGGCACGGATGGGAATTTCTGGAGCGCGGCACCAATCTCGACCTCCAACTGCTGACGAGCAAGCTGGACCTCGGCATTGTATAGACGGTCCTGAAATTCCTGAAGGTGGGCGGTGTCCTGGGCCTGAGCAGGGGCGGCGTCTTCTTCGCCGGCCAGGTATCGCTCAAGCCAAGCATCGTCCGATTCCGCTTGGGGCGCAGCCTGCACTGGAGCGGGCGCAGGTGTTGGTGCTGGCTGTGCGCGGAGTCTTTCAATCTCCGCCTCCAACTCCGCTCTCTCTTCTCGAAACTTGTTCCGAGACTCGAGCACCTGCTTAAACCGGTCATACGGGACACGGTGGCCCGATGGCACCTCTTCCTCCGCAGCAGGGCTGTCCTCCGCTGCGGCCTCCTGGGGTGCCGAATCCGCTCCATCTTCCACCTTCGCATTAACGTCCTGGGTGGGCTCGGACGAAGTCTCAGCCTGAACCGGAGTCTCCTCAGCAACGGGCTCAGGGGTGGCAACGGGCTCAGGGGCAGGCTCGCCGCCTCCCTCAAACATTGCCGTAATCCCTGACACTGCGTCTTGACTCAACTTCATGGCTATCTCCGTATTTAACGCCTAGGAGGGCGAGTTGTTAACGCTGATTCGGTCAGCGAGGCCACATCGGTACGCATCCCCCACCTGTCGGTGTTGTCCGCGTCCCTCTTCTTAGGGTGCAATTTGCCAGTGTTCAACTCGAACTGCAACATCTCGTGCAGGTTCCGTGGCTTTTCTTGCACTATCTCTTCACGCACGTACTCAATCTGGTCGAGGCCCATAAGGCCCAGAGCATGAGCGAATATCATGTCGTCGTGTTTATTCTTCTGAGCCTCTGGCTTGCCGTTATCGTTGAAGATAAACGTGTTCATCTCGAACTGCATCCGAGGATCGACCACCGCCATCTTCTCCATCTCCACATATTCGTGGAGCCGGCTCAGCATCACGGGCCTCGTGTTGACGTTGGTGGAGAATCCCATCTTGTCCACCCAACGGTTGCCCACCTTGTCAAAGGCCGTGCGCCTAAAAACAAAGGCCCACTCTTTTTTCACAAGGTACTCAAGGATGGACAGGCCGTAGGTGTTCGACTCTACAACCACCAGCGCGTTGTACTTCTTCGCTTCTTCGAGGACTCTCTCAGCAAACTGGTGAGGAGCCATGCGCTGATAAAAGCTGGAGCAAACAACTGGCTTGTCCTTGTCGGTGACATCCAAGACGACGAACGCACTGTAGTCGCCGCTGGGAGCTCCAGATGCCACATCAGCCCCTAGGGTGTACACCCGATATTTTGAGTGAGGCTTGAACTCTTTGTAGCCAGTGGCTACCTGGACGTGGGGGTAGATGCGCGTGAAGAACCGCTCGCCGCTGGTGATGAACGCCATCTGTGCGGTGAGCGGGTACTCCTGTAGGAATGTGTGCCAGTTACCAGCGCACTTGGTCTCAAGCGTCTCCTGCGCCCACCAGACCCGGCCATTATCAAGCTCGTGCTTGAGCCCTAGCTCTTTTAGCTTGGGGTGGATGTACTTGGACTTCTCTTTGGAGATGTAGTTCGGGTCTTGAGTCCACGGGATAAACAGCTTCTCGTAGCCGTTCTCTGCGTGCCAAATCTTGTGGGCGTCGTTTACGCCATTGGCCGTGGTCTCTAGCACCACCTCTGCGTCAGGACCTAAGACCTGGAACGCACCAGCGATGGTCTTCTCTGGGTCGTTCCAAAACGCAAACTCAGAGCAGTGAAGCGACTGATAGGTCGTGCCACGAAGGCCCTCGGAGTTCGCCGTGTCTACTTTGATGAGGCCGCCGTGGAACAACTTGAGCTCACGGACGTTGGACTTTTCGGTCTTGAACTTCAGGAACCCAGGCAGGTTCGCGTAGAAGTTCTTGTAGACCTCAAATATCGCCTCGGCGGAGTCGCCACGGTGTGCAAGCACGGCCACACGGTGGTTGGGCGTAAAGAGGACGCGCCAGAAGTTCCTCGCAGCGACCGCAGTGGTCATTCCCAACTGGCGGGCTTTGAGGATGTACGTCCACGGGTTCTCTTCGACGGTCGACCAGAACCGCTCCTGCGCATCGTTCATCACGAACGGCACGACGCGGCTCCGCTTGTCGATTATCTTGAGGTACCGCTGAGCGAAATAACGGAAATCGCATGCGCACTTGCGAATCTCCGCCTCTAGCTTTTCCCGGCTCTCGCTCATCCTCAGTGGGCGGTGTCACGGCTATGCGACGTGTTGACCTGCCGAGCGTCTTTGAGAAGGTCCAGCAACTCTTCTGGAGTCATCAGGTTCTTCTGGAGTGCCTTGGTCTTGGCCAGCACCAGGTCGCGCTCGGCCTCAGCCTTCTCGATGGCGACCTTGTCAATCATGGCCTGGGCCTCTCGAGAGCGGAAGGTTCGCAGCTTGAACTCTGAGGTCGTGCGCTCCAGATACCAAGCGGCGGCTCGCCAGTCCTTCTCAGCGTGGAACTGAACGAGGTCGAGCATGTTCTGGCGAGAGCATCGCTCTGCCTCAAACACTCGCTCTTTAAAGCCTGGACGACCGCCCTTCTCCTTGGGCTTGTACATCCAGCACTTCCACGTCTCGTAGTTGATGTTGAACTCTTCACGCACCATCTTTTGCGTGTAGCCCTTCTCCAACATCTCGATGGCTTTCTCTGCGAGCTCAGGGGACCACCGTCCCGGTGCCTTTGGTTTACTTTTTGACGCCACGACAAAACCACCTGAGTTCGTTGTTTCGGTCTGTTGTGCTGGTCGACACGCTCAAGACCTTATGGAAGGCCGTGAGGAACTGTACCATATCGCGCCCAAACCTCAGAACATCGAAGCCGGCATAGGGCGTCTTCTGGTCCATCAGAGGGACGTTTTCCAAAAGGCGCTTGCGCATCGCGCGAAGAACACGGCGAGTCCCACGATGACGAGGGCGAAGCGAAGCATCATGGTACGGCTCCAGGAAGTGCAGCATGTTCTCGACCTGGCCAAGCGTAATGGCTCGGCAGGCCGCTGCGTTGACGTGCTGCTCCATGTTGCCGGGGTTGTAGTAGAGGACATCTAGAGAGCGCTTAATCTCTCCAACGCCCTCTGCGAGCATCCCCTCGACGATGTCCGCAGAGAACACCTTGGTGAAGTTGCCATTGTGGTCCTCGGACTCAGCCACGGGCGCGGTGTTAAGCGCGCTAAGCATGCTCTGTGACGGAACCTCACCCATTGAGCTGGTCACAAATCTGCTTCATCGTCGACGCCATCACGGTTGGCCCCGTGGTCTGGCACTGCATCATCGCGATGTAGAGAGCGGCCAAGGCAATGTCGTCCCCATCGAGCGAAGAGCGAGACTTAATCGAGGCCACAAAGCTCCTCATGTCGTATCCCAGGTCGGTCTCGGTAAGCTTGACCACGTTCTTGGGACGGCCCACGGGGTTGGCGGCCTCGGCCTTGGGAGCGGCCTTCTTGGGGGCTGCCTTCTTTTTCGCAGGGGCCTTCTTCGCGGGTGCCTTCTTCTTCTCAGCCATCGTCGATATCTCCATGGGAGCGACTAAGAGCGCGCCTTCGCTTGAGAACGATACGGGCAAACAGCCGGCTCCTGCGGTAGCATTTGTTCCCGCTGTTCCAATGACACAACGCCTCGGACCAGCGCCCGTACTTTTTACGGTACTTTCTCAAGGCCTGCAAGCCTGCGGTTATCAGGTCGCATCCCTTGAGTCTTTTGCCGGGGCAGTGAAAGGACGGCTTGACCTGCAATGGGCCATGCGCCCCTGCTGAGCTCACCGCGTTCATGTTGAACCGGCTCTCGGTGAACGACAGGGCGATGACCAAGTTGGTGTCTTGGCCGTCTTGCTGTGCCGCAGAGCCCACATCCACGCAGGTCCTAAACCGCTCAGGGGTCTGGTCATGTGGCGCAAACCACGACATAGCCGTGGCGCAGGCTAGATAGACATAGAAGAAACTCATGACCCCGCTGCCCTTCTTGTGTACTCCGCAATCAACATAGCGTCAGCGGTAGCGTGGACAACCTTTTGGGCTGGAAACAACCGCTGTGCGGCGGCCTTGGTCACGTTCTTGTCTCCCTTGGACCGGCACTTCATCGCCCCTTGCCAGGTGGCAGGGGTGACGGTCTCGAAGCGAATCTGGTGACAGACCAGGAGCGCCCTACAAAACCCGTAGCTGGTGCCGAACTTGAACGTAGAGGCCACGCCTTGTCTGGGCATGGCGCTCACTCGCTCAAGGGTAGCGCGAGATACCATCGGTGCATGCTCGATGACGAAGCTAGACACGTCATGCTCTGTAGCAGACAGCCTGACAGAACCGACAAAACCCCCATCCTCGTCAATGACAACGATGGCCCCTGAATATCCTGGGTCGATGCCCATGTAGTGCTTCACCAGAGCCCTCACATTCCCTCCATACGCGGCTCGAACTTCATGGATGTTCCGCTCCAGGCCACGTCGGTCTCAGACAGGGATGTCTCGAGTCCGTGCCTGAACTTGGACATGCCGATTTTGCACAGGTTTCTGGGGTGATTGCTCTGTGGGTCGGCCTTGTGAAACAGGAACGGGCTGATAGCCAGGTCGCAGTCGTCCTCAATCGCCCCTGAGCCCTTGGCGTCACGCACGGTAATCAGCCTATCGGCCCTCTTTGCGGCTGAATTGGGCTGGCTAAGGATGACAGAGGCGCACTCAAGCTCCACTGCCATGCGCTTCATGCCCTTTGAGTTGGCCGATATCTCCTCTTCTTGGGTGCCATCGCGCCTCATACGCGGTGAATCCATGAGTTGTAGGTAATCGACCACAACGAGGCCCAAATCGCCGTATTGGCGCTTCACAGCCCTGGCTTCTCGCTCGATAGAGCCCACATC